ACTGGCTGTAAAATATTTTCACAAAGTGCTTTTAGTTTATCTATTTGATCTGCGTTAGGTTCGTTGTCTATACCCTTACGTATAGCCGTGTCTGATTTAGTAAGCTCCTGAAGAGAAAAATTTCGCGATAATTGCATAGATTTATTTTGTGATATCTGAAAGTAAAATTAATAGCACGGCTCCCATACCGCCAACAATCCAATACTCTAATCTTTTGATTCGTTCTTGCATTTCTTTTATTTGCTCAAACGTTTGCTTCTGCATTATTCTGCAAAGCTTCTCATGTGATTCTATTTTTTGTAGTGCAGATTTTTTAGCCATAATTATCCTCGTCCAAACAGTATTTCTAATTTTTGTTGTGTTGTCAAGCTAGAATATGACCCTGCTGCATTAGGGTTATTTACAATATTAGCATCAATACTTGGTAAATTTAATGATGTTGGTGTTGCAGGTGTGTCTTGCATAATAGGTAGTAATGGATTTTCTATAAATGGAAACTCAGGTTCTAATAACGATGTTCTAGCTAACTGTTGTTGTATATTTCCAAGTGCGGTTAGTGCAGAAATTAATGGATTAGGTTCACCGATCTTTGCTGCGTTTTCTGCAAATGCTTGTTGTAATTCTGATGATATATTTATTGGTCTAAATATATTTTGTTCTATAGACCCAACTTCTACACCAGATAATCTATCTGTAGAGTTTCTTAGTCCTGATTGTGTAATTCCTAAAGTTCTTGCTGCATCTAAATCTAATTTAAAATTTTTTCTTACACCAAATAAAGCTCTGTTTGCATTTAAATATGCATCTACAATTTCACTTGGATCAATTGGTCCACCACGTAAAGCTTCTCTAGTAAACAACTGTCTAGATTCCCTTACACCTCTTTGATAGTTTGCAACTTTAAATTTTAAAGTTCTATCTGGATTGACCGCTACAGATCTAAAACCAAACAAACCTGCAAACTCATCACCAAATTCATATGTTTGTCCAAACTTATCTATTTTACCTTTTTGTAAAACGTCAACAGACTCAATAGATTGATCTAATCTTTTTAATTGATTAAGTGAGAATGGCATCTGTGCCTCTACTAGGTGAGCCATAATTTTATATGCTTTGTCACCAGACGTATCTTGTGGATTAAATACTTGGAAACCATCTCTAGTTCTACCACCTCTAGCTATAATATCTGTTACTGCTTCTGTCCAAATAGACTCTGATATAAATGGCTGTGCAAATTCTTTCATAGATCCAAACATACCTGCAATAAAATCATCCATCATACCATCTTCATCTGTTCTACCATCAGCTACTTGGTTTAAAATAGTTTGAATGGGTCTAACTAAAGTATCGTATGCATTAGCATGACTAAAATCTACGTATTTAAAATTACCTTCTTCGTCTTTTATTGGTAGTAGCGTTGAGTTTTTTGACCAGTCAGCTACATATCTTCTAAGAGCTTCTCGCTCTTCATCTGTTACATCATAGATAGCAGCAAATGCTTCTGCTGTTGCAGCTGGTACAGCTATTGTAGTTGCACCCATACCAAATAATCTAGTGTACCCTATCGATTGAAAAGGTTTTACTTTTGTACCGTCAGGTAAAATTATTTCTTCGTTTATTTCTTTAAGACCACGTCTTATAATATTAGTACCTGTTCTAGCTATTTCTGCAGGGAATGATACAAAGTTACCAATAGGTAGTTTTCTTAAACCTTTTACAAAGTCAGATACGTAATCATAGTTAGGCACATTATTTTTAATTATATCTGCTGCTTCTCTTTTCAAGAAGTTATCATCAAACACTTGTTCAATACCATTTCTTGTAAACGATTGTCCTTTTACTAAACCTTTAGCTGTAAGACTTTTTTCTAATCTAGATTTTTCCATGGCCCATGATGCTATTTTCCAGAAGTCATCCTCAGCTGTGTATAAATCTTGTGACACTGATTTTAATTTTGACAATGGTTTTAACAACATTCTAAATCCTTTGTCTGCCGTCATTGTTTCACCAAAGTTTACATCTTCTAATAGTCTTGTTAGGTCCCCCAATCTTACGTTAGAGTTTACAACACCAAGCTCTAGTAGTTCTTCGTATAAATCGTTTTGTTGTCTTGTGCCTTTTAGTGGTGTTTGTAATGCTTGGTATGCTTGTTTAATAGCGGCTTGATCAGGTATGATACCATTTGCTGTAGCAAAAAAACTAGCACTAACAAAGTTTCTCATGTGTGTTACCGGTGATAAAATTGTTTTAGCTACTTGTGATAGACCCTTTGGATATAAAACTAAACTCTGATACAGCTGACCCAACATCCCCGGATCCTGTTGCTGTAGTCCTGTATCTTTTAATGCCTTAGCGACACCAGGTCTTGCAAAAAACTGTGACTCTGAGAAGGGGTTAGTTGCACCCATAGCAACATTACCTTTATCTAATACTTCTTTTTTAACACCCTTACCTGCATCAACAGTCAGTCTTTTAGCAGGATCAATAACTTCTACCATCTGATAATCTGTACCAAATAATTCCCTAGCTTCGTCTTCACTTCTAGCTAAGAAAGGTTTTGTATTACTTTGTCCTGATCTAAATAGTTCTGAAACTTCATCATTCTTTTTTAATAAGTCTCTGTAAAACATATTACGTCTTGTAAGCATAGACAGTTTTGCAGTGGCACCTATAATTGTTTGCATAGGATTTCTTTGTTTACCAAACAATTCTTCAAATACTTCTCTGTCTGCTTTTGATTTTATTTCACCAATAGATACAAGAGGTTGTGCAACTCTTCTTTTTAATGTTTCATCTAATACAGTTTTGTTAACAAAAAAATCTGGTACTTTAAATATAACATCAGATGGTTTATCTAATCTAAAACCTTTTGGAAGGTTAGGGTCTTTTAATGCATTGGCTACTATTTCTTCTGCCTGTAGATCTGTTATTGGTTTTCCTGCTTCATCAGCACTTTGTTTAAATACTGTTTTAGCTCTTTCAATTGCTTCTCTCGTAGGTGTGTATGCAAAGAAAGGTAGTATACTTTTGTTTTGAAATACATCATACGTTGCACCAATATAGTTTTTAAATTTGTTACCAAATAATTTTTTAAATTCTTGTATTTCGTTTTTACCTAATGTTCTTCCTAGATTAGAAAATAGATCAGCCCACTTATCTCTAATAGTTGTAAGGCTGCCAAATATAGTTCCCATAGTTTCTTCATCTACTTTTAAGTCTTGTAGTTTTTTAAGTAATGCTTCTTTTTTTGTTTGATCTAGTGCACCAAACTTTGCATAACCAAGATCATCTATTTGTGCGTCACCTGACAACAACAGATCGTTAATATCTTTTAATAATGCATCTCTTTGTTTTTGACTGGTTCTGTTAGCTATGTTTCTAAACGGTGGAAATATTTTATCGATAGCTATATCTAATTCTCTAGATATATTTTTTGCTTTTACAGCGTCAGCAGATCTTTCACCAATGTTAGTTCTTTCAATATCAAAAAACTCTTGAGTCTTACCACTCCTTGCCCTGAACCCTTGTGCAATTTTATCTATAAATCTATCTATCTTATCGTTTGAATCTGTAATGTTTTTATTTCGATCAGTTAATCTTTTAATAACTTTCCCTGTGCCGCTAATAATACCAGTAAACAACGCACCTTCTGTACCAAACTTAACCCTGTTTAATAAATCTGTTAACGGGTCATCAGATTCTCTATCTATTTCTGTGGGTCCACCAATTAAATCACCGAACGTACCTATCTGCTCTACGTCACCAACAAACGCTGCCTCACCAACACCACCTCCTAACGCACCACCAATAAATCTATTTGTTTTACCTTTAGTATTTAATTCTAAAACATCGTCAGCTAATTTTTTTACTTCACCCGAAGGTTTAAAATACTTACCAGTTTTTGCAGCTTTCATTGCATCAACTGCTATCTTTGACCCAACTCTAAAACCTGCAGTAGCCGGTATACCAATGTTAACTAATGCTTCTGTTATCTGACCAGCTATAGTTGCTTCTGCTTTCTCATCTAGTGTTGTAAGATCATCAAAGAATGCCTCAACTCTAGCCGCTCTGTTTTGATCAACACCTAAATCTAATAGTGTTGCACCTAATGAAAAGAAACCTTTTGGTATTGCAAGAAGACCAGAACCTACACCAGCAAGTACAGATTCAATTGTACCTACTTTATTATTATCGTTTGATTCCGCTAATATTAGTTCTCGTGCAGAAGCCATGAGTTACTCCTAACCTGTGATACTATCTAAGTCTATTGGAAATACCGAACCATCTTGAACTTTAAAAGCTTTTTTGTTGACTACATACGTACCATTATCTAATCCACCATAGTTTTCTGTTAGATAATCTATTTCGTCTTTACCTTCATTATTCTTTTCCCATTTTTGAAACTTGTCGTCTGGGAAAGTAAAGTCAACATCTGTACCTTTAGATTGTAGTATGCTTGTTAATGTATTACTTGTTACTAAATTTTTACCACTTATTTCAGCTGTTGCAAGAACATCAGCTGCAGAACTACCTTTTAAATCTTTTTGTATTTTTGCAGTGGCTGCTTTTTTATATGCAAGATCGACTGCAGCAGATGGATCATTTGCTTTAATATCTTTTTCAATTTCACCTTTAAGAACTGCAGCATCAATTTGTTTTTTAAGAGCAGAAGATTTATCTAAGTTTTGAGATATAGCACCTATTAATTGTGATTGTAAACTACCCGATTTGATAGCTCCTTTTAGGTCTCCACCTTCTTGTTGTATAATTTTACTTGCATCAATTAATGAATCGTAAACAGATTCTTTATTCATCTTATCTATACCCATTAATTTGTAGTATCTATCTTTTGTTGCTTGGATTCTGTCTTCGTTTATTTCTTGTTTTGTACCTTCTCCAGTTCCACTTACATTAGGTGTAGTTACAACTTTAGTTTTACCTTCTTCTTTTGTTCCACGTTTTAATCCAGTTTTATCACCTTCTGGTACTTTTGGTTGTTTAGGTTTGAATGGGTCAAATCTTTCACCCGGTACTAAAAAATTTGCAACACCTTTAGCACCTTCTGCTAACAAGGGTCCACCAATTCTTGCAGCATCATAACCTAAACTAGGTGCTGATAATGTTAAAATTGGATTTTGTTTTGCAAAAGAACCTATTCTAAAACCAACGCTTTCAGGACGAGTAGCCATAGGTAAACCAATACCTTTATTAATTCTTGCTAAATCTTTTACTCTATCGACAAATCCTAATTTACCTGGAGTAGCACCAAATCCTCTAGCTGCTTTAAAACCTCTAGCTATAGCTGGCCCAGCAATTCTAGCAGCAGCAAGACCTGCTCTACCTATATTTAAAGCTCCAAGACCAGCAGCATATAAAGCAGGTATAAAATGATGCTCTCTACCTTCTGAATCTTTTAAAGGGTGGGCTCCGGCTAGTAGTGGTGATTGTTTACCACCAACGATATTACCATCTTTCTTTGGCTCTCTCATACCGTCCATGATACCCTCTTTGATAGGGCCGCCGTATCTAAACATTGGTCTATTTAATGTTTTCATATACTATCCGTATAATTTACCAAACAATCCTGCGATACCCATAGCTGTACTTAAACCTGTACCAAATGGACTAGATCCACCTGAAGTAGGTAATGGTGCAGCAGGTGCAAATCCAGCTAATTGACCTAAACCACCTCCGTATTGTTGGAGTCTTCCCATAGGCTCGTAAGCTGCAGTTCTATTAGCATCAGCTTGTGCTTGTAATCGTTGTTGATTTAATCCTTGTCTAAATGCTCCAAGGTTACCTAGTGAAGCTACGTCTCCAGATAAACCAGATCTTTGAAAATTAGATAGTGCAAATTGATTTTGTAAAGCTGCTTGTCTTCTTTGTGTAGCATCTTGAAAACCTTGTTGTAATAAATTAGCCGCGATTCCTGATCTATTAGCAGTAGAGTCAGCCATGAACTGTCCTTGTAAAGCACCTGTTCTACCACCACCAAATGCACCTTGTGCTATTGCAGAGTCTTTAATGTTTTGCATACCAGCATTTCTTGATAAGTCATACTGTCTTAATGTTTCATCAATAACAGCTCCTTGATATGGAGACATAAAAGATGAAATAGATCCAGGTCCAGTTCCTGCACCTGTTCCTGCAAATTGTTGTGCCTGTTGTAAGAACGGTTTATAACCACCAATACCTGACGTTGCAAGGTTGATTGCTTGTGTCTGTAAAGGATCTTCACCTGCAACAAAATTTGAACCAGTAAATGTACTAGTATCAATAGGTACAGATGTTGCTGCCGTTAATTGAGTTGCGTAATCTTGTGCTGCCTGTTGTAAATAATCTGGTAATGCCATTATGCTATTCTACTCTCCAACATTTGTGATTGATCGAACATTTCTTGTGCAGGGTTTTCCATACCCTGAGACTCTTCTGATATAGTACCACCTGCTTCCAGATTGTCCATCATATTTTGCATAACCTCAGCGCCTTGGTCTATGTCACCTCCGCCTGCATTTCTTACAGCGTCTGCTGTAAATACAAATTCGTTCTTGCTAAGTCTAGCTGGCACATCGTCCGCTCTTTCCTCAGCTCCTAGTGGTACAAAACCACCTTCTCTATAATCTTTTTCTAGACCTCCTAGGTCCATAATACCACCGTCTGCTTTTCTATTTCTTAAAGCGTCATAGATCATTCTTGATTCTTCATCCATCATACCGGTTTCTCCACCCGTATAATAATCTTGACTTGCTATAAAATCATCCGCACTTTTACTATTTATTCGTAGTCTTTGAGTAATTAAATCCAAAGCTCCTTCATCTAATGCATTGATAATGTATTCACCATCTGCATCTTTAGTAATGTCATAACCTTCGTCAATTAAATCTTCCATTACTTTTACGGCTTTTCTTGACTTAGGTATTATAAAAACATCTTGACCAACAGCTTGTGCTTGTGGTCCAAAATCTGTCATAACGTCTTCGTCTCTAATACTTACATTTATATCTGCATCATCAAATAATGATTTAACTTTACCTACACCAGATTTAACCATCTCACCTATTTTTTGACCACCTTTTATAGCTAATCCGGGCAGTCCAAATGCTGAGCCACCAAGTCTATAACCTATTCTACCACCATCAGCAGCGTAATAAGATCTTTGTACAGCTGACTTAGGAGGCATAAAATATAATGCAGAGTTTGTTGGATCTGAATAATATGCTTTAGCTCTATCTCTAACACCCTCTATTAATGGTAGTGGGTCACCAAATGGTATACTATCATCTGCTTCTTCTTCATCACCACCCATAAAAAATGGTGCTGCGATAGCGCCTGCTCCTAGTGCTCCACCTAATATTCTAGGTATACTAAACTTAGCTCCTTCTTTACCACCTACTCTAAATAAATCCCCAAGTGTACTAAATTTACCACCTGATCCAAGTAATGCACTTATTCCTCCGGTGTTTCCAAATATACCTTTTGCAGCTCCACCAAAACCAGCTCTACCAAGTAGACCGCCAAAACTTGTTCCAGGTATTCCAAAACCAGCTGCTGCTAATAGTGCAGTTTTACCTAATGGTGATTTAACAACTTTTTTAACAACTTTTTTAGCTTTCTTAACTAATTTACCTAAAAAATAACCTTGTCTCGGCTCTTCTAGTGTCATGATACCACCACCAGCTCTAAGTTGTCTTTCCATATTCATTCTTGAAATTGCCATAGTTTTACCTTTTTATAGTCTTTTTCTTACATAATCAATACGATTATGGAACCATGTCCTCATCATTAATTCTTCCGTAAGGTGAGTTATCAAATTGCGGTGTTTGTGTTATACCAAAATTTAAATTAGAAATAAAACGGCTCAAAGGATTTTCACCTATTGGAGGTGCCTCTAAATAATCATACATCCCTGCATAAGGTCCATCTTGTACACCTGTTGATATTAAATCGTCAGTTGTTGTAATAAAATTTTTATTTTCTCCAGGATATCCTGTGCTTGTAACAACATCATTTAATGGGTTAGGGCTAGCAGTAGTTGACAATGCTACTTCATTACCTAAATCATTCATATAAGTTGGATTTATTGATGTGATGCCTCTCATGTCATAAGTTGGCTGATCGAATGTTTTACCTAAACCAAATTTCTGTCCTAGTCCTCTTATAAGATTTCCAAAAAGACCGCCACTTGTAAGAAAGCCCATTAAACCACCGCCTCTTGTATTTCTCATAGACTGCCTTGCAAACATATTATCACGGTTATTTGCAAATGCTTTTGCTCTTGCCATTTCAGCAGGACTCACAGTATTTTTACTATCAAAAAAACCTGGATTAACTCTTTGTCCACCACCTGCTGCAATAAATTGATTTCTATAATCGTCTAAACCTTTATCTCTAACTCCTGGTGGTAAGTTTGCACTTCCAGGACCTTCAGCTCTTGTGTTAGCTGTATTTAAACCTGCCTCTGCATCACTTGTTGCTGCACCAGACATACCTGTATCTTTACTTGGATCTGGACCATCGAATGATCCATAACCATTTAAACTCATAATACCAGATGGTCCTCTGTTAACACCACCTTTTAATGATCCATGTAGATCTTTTTTAACAAGTAAATCTTTTTCTGCTTTTGTAATATACGCTAATTCTGTTTCAGGATGATTTGGACTAGATTTCCATTTTACAGGAGCTGTAACTTCTTTTTGTTTACCTAGGTAGTTTTGTACTCCGCCTTGTAATATTGGTTTTTTGGTCACCTTTATTTCTCCAAATAAATATAAGTTTTAAACAGGCGTAGATAACCTGAAATATCATACTTTATTTGATTTTTTTGTCAACGTCAACACGTTTTAAAGCTTCTAATTGATCGTAGAATCTGCCGCAATACTGATGTTCTCCGACGTGTGTAATGTAGTCTAGTGCATAAATATACACTTTACCTCCCATATCTGTCCACCTTTGACAGAAACCAAAGTCTTCACCAAAGTACCTTTTAGTCTCTACATCATGTAATGTATCAAATAAATTATAAAAATTTTCTTTTGATGTTTCTTTACCATTAACTATAGTAGGTTGATATATCTTTAATTCAGGGTGGTGTTCTATCATTTTTTCTATTACTTTTCTTTTAATTAACATACATCCAGTAGGAGCATGGCTAACTTCTATAACTCCATGATCTGATATAATTTCCTGTTTATTATCTAGTTTAAGTGGAAAAAAATAACCTGCTCTTAACAAATCATCTTTTGTTTTTACTAAATCTGTTTGGTGTAATTTTGCCCACATTCTATCTGTGTCGATCATTTTCATTGGATAGGGACAAGAGATAACGTCTTTGTCAGCACCTATCATTTTAAATATTGTATTTGCTTCAAAATCTATATCTGAATCAATAAATAATAAATAATCATAATTATCTGAATGATTAATAAATTCTGCTGCACATAAATTTCTACCTTGGGTAACTAAAGATGATTTTAATAAAGTAAAACTAACCAATATACCTTGTTTCATACACTCCATTTGAAATTTTAAAACAGCTTGTGTGTAGTGCATTGAAACATCACTATGACACGGAGTACATACCATTATTTTAGCTTTTGGTTCTTGTCCTATATCTATTTCTAAAGTCTCCGTTTCTACTTTTTTCTCTTTTATTGTTTGATAAGTATCCTCGTTAAACCAAATGGGTTTATTGTTTTTCATTTATTGCTCCTTGTAAGAAAGTAGTCCAGTTTATGGACCTAATACTCCAATCATAAAATCTATTAACATAATCTTTTTGAATTTCTAAATGGTCCCTGATCCCCGTGCTATGAAGCGTGTCTGCTGCAACTTCTATACTCTTTGCAAACTTTCTAGCTAAACTTTTGTAATCATTTGAGTAAGGTACATATACTGGAAACTCTGCTCCTGTTTCATATATAGCTCCATAGTTTGTTGTAATACAATACAGACCTGCAGACATAGATTCTAATAGTGATATACAAGATGTTTCTTCCCAAATACTAGGGTACACAAATAATCGATAATCTTTTAAATGTTCTTTAATGTATTCGTTTGATTTATATCCAATGTAATTAACATTTGATAGTTGTTTTGCTTGATCGTATAGCTCATGGTAATAGTGATCATTGTGATCATAAAAAGATTTACCATATACTTCACAAGAAGAATAAACATCTAAACTAACTAATGGATTTTTAACAAGTTGCATAGCACCTAACAATATAGATAGACCTCTCCAGGGTGTGCAGTGATGAATAATTTTTATTGGATCACCTTTTTTATATGTAGTTGATACAGCTTCTACGTTTTCAATACCGTTTTTAATTACAACACATTTTTCTGTGGGCAAATCAAATTGTTTAATAAATTGTTCAAAGTTCCAATTAGAGTTAAATACATACCAATCATATTTATTATGATTAGATTTATCTTTAAACCAATTAATTAAATTAGGTTGATCCCATGAATTTTTTTGCCAAAGTATATTTAACTTAGTTGAATGAAGTGGTATTTTTTCTGGAACAGATGTACAAATTTGAACTTGATCTAATAACTTAGAATCAACGTGGTTTCTTAAATATTCAAATTGAAGTTCTGTTCCGCCCCTAGGACTCTGATTTGTCATTATTTTGATTCATAACTTTCTGTAAAACGTTTAATCCTTTCGGCGATACCTCTACTGTTAAATCTTGAGCAATGTGTTCTGCTGCTGTTTCAGTATTAGGGTCTGCGATATCAGCATCTTTCTCTGCTTCATCTATATATATTTTATTTGTTCTGGTGTTTCTTAATACTATCGTTGTAGTACAATCAATTTTTAATATATCATCTGACATTATCCATTCTCCTGTGATCTATCTATCAAAGCATAACTTACAGCACCTGTTATTTTATTTGCTGCATCTGCTTGGATCTTAATAACATCTCCTGCTTCTAAATTCAAGGTGTTTACAATCATATTTGTCATGCTTTTATTAAGCTGCGCATGACCTATTTCTACATCACTACCACCAGATTTTTTTAAATAAAAATCTGTATTTACGTTAGACGCATCTTTATTACTAGCTTGCACAGTTTTTACAATTGCTATTGCAGAAGTCGATATTGTTAGGACTGTAGTTAAATTAGTATCTGTTAAATCAAATACTTCGCTTTTATATTGTATTGTCATGATAAAAAATAATTATATGTATCCTGTTCTTCTTTCAAGTCTTTTTGGTATGAAAAGTTTAATTCATTTTTAATTGAGTCTACTGATTGTAAAATTTGTCTTTGGTTTTCAACGTCATACTGTTGTTTTGGTTCTGGTATATAGGATGATATTTTTGCCATTATCTTCTTCCATCTGGTTTTATATCCACACGTAAGGTTCCATAACGCCATGTTTCACCTACAGCATCATTTTCTATTTTAATTGCAAGTAATCTTCCTCTAGCACGTGTGTCTACTTTATCTGTAGATGATGTTATTGTAAATGGACCAAGAGGTGAGCTTTTTGCTGTGTCACTTGGATAATTATTCAACAGTAGTGTTATTTTTGAATTACCACTTAACACTTTAAAGTCAGGTATAAATTTTCTTACAGACATAATAAATTCACCATCACCTCTTAAATCACCCATATCTGTTAATACACCTTTTCCTGCTGTAATATCAAAATCACCAGATTGAATAAAAGCATCAATAGATGTTGTGACTCCTGCTTTTATTTGATCAGTTCCTTTTTCGTGTTCATAGTAAGTAGACGAACCATACTTAGATGTTATACCTTGTATTGGAAAATTAGGTGTAGCAGATTTACTATATTCTGTTGCGTAAGGTAGATCAAAAACTCCTTGATCAAGATAACTAGTTCTATTTAGTGAACTTGTGGTCCAAATATTTTCTGCGTAGTTATATACTACACATCTATTAATTTGATCTGAAGTTGCTGAAGGATAGAACCAGTTTATTTCATTATATAAACTATTGTGTTCACAAAAAACTAATTGATTAGAACTATAATTTACTCCTAAATTATCTCCTGTTGTAGTAAATACAAAATCTTCAACAGGACATGGAAGCATTTTAACAGTACCATCGTACATAAAGAACCCACCTTCACCCGACATCCAAAAAACAATACCATTAGAATAACTAAGTGCATTTTGACCAATCAACCCACAGTTAGTACCTACCTGTCTAACAGAAAAGGTAAAAGGTGCTCCAACAAATTGAATTACATATGCAGATGTATCTGTTAAAACCAACGTATAGTCTTTACCCGACACTGCTCCTACAATTTCATTTCCTTTATCAAGTCTAAAAGTACCAGCAGTATTTGTTGCTGTAGGTGTGTATGCATTTAAATCTTCTTGATTTGAAAATCTTATAAACATTGGGTCTTGAGTTGTAGAACTACCAACAGTTGTTTCAGTTCCAAAATGAAATAAATGCCTATCTCTATCTGATACTTGCGTTAGTATTGAAGAAGTTGGACTGCTTCCTGTTGCAAAACCAGATGTCGTTGTAGATGCTCTATTAGCTCTTGGGCTAGCTGCACCTGCATTCCATGTAAATGTTTTACCATTACGAATAGTTGCAACCAACACTTGACCAAAGTTATCTAAGGACCATAAACCTGGATCTAATACTACAGAACTAGTTGTACTAGCAGTTCCCCATGTACTTGATCCCCATGTAGATGTTCCCCAACCTAAACCTGCGGTTTGAAACGTTGGACCCACTACTTCATACGGATCTATTTGTGCTGATCCCGTTCCCGATGTGGAACCTGCTGAATTTGAAGGCATAGTTATTTGAAAAGTATTTGCTGTTTTATTTAAAACTTCAAAAGTGTTACCTGTAAAATCTGCTATAGCATAACCTGAACCTGTTGGAACGGTTACACTAGTAAATGTTATATATCTTCCATCTAATAAACCATGTGAAGTTTTATTAACCGTAACTGTGGCAGAACCTGATACCGCAGTAAAAGTAACTCCTGTAATTACATCATTATCTAAAGGAGAAATGTCAAAAAATTGTTCTTCATAATATAAAAATAAACCTTGTGAAGTTCCTATTGCAACATATTTCTCACCAGCAATACTAGTAAAAGCGTGCTGTGCTCTTGCAACACCTGGTAGTGTTTTATTACCGATAGTTAATTGACTCCAGCCCCCTATTTTTTCAGGGAAACCATACCTAAATCTAACAAAATCGCCATCTACCCATTGGGATTCTCCTCCTGAATCCGTAACCATTTTATTAAAACCAGGTTTAAAATTAAGCTTTTGTAGCATAGTTATCCAAATATTATAAAAGAGACAGTGGTGGTATGTGGTGGTGTCCACTGTCTCTATTATAATATACTACCTTTTAAACCAAGATGGAAGACCTAAATGTGGTCTTTTGTCAAACATATTTTCTTTGGATCCAGGAGTCTTTTTATTGTTATAGTGCAAAAAAACTTGAATACATTCTTTGCCTTTAAATTTATTTCTCCAATGTTCTAATTCACAACCGGAGTATACTAACATATCTCCTGGTTTTAAATCTACTTTAATACCTTTCATACCTTCTTTACCAGATGGCTCAAGATATATAGGCCAAGGATCACCACCTAAATTCATAGTAGTAGATATCTCACAACTAAATCTATCTTTATGCCTTACAAGTTCGTCACCTTTTTTATAAATTCTTGCATAAGTATATGCAGGATATAATTTTAATCCTGTTGTTTTTTCCATAACTGGCTGACATTTCAACATTAAAGTTTCCATTGCGATGTCTGAATAACAAGAATAAGTATTAGGTATTTGTTCATCTTGTCCTTCATAATATCCAAGTAAAGTTTCATACGGAGAAATATATCTTTCTTTTCTACAAGTATCTAAAACTTGTTTTTGCATACAAAAATAATTTGAAATAAACGTAGCTAAGTCTTTTGAGATAGCTTGCCTAATAACTGTGTATTTATTTTTTTTAAATGACATCTCTAGCCATTTCTTTTGGTATAGCTTGTATATTCCAATGTATAAATCTAAAAGGTTCTACACCATGATCTACTGCAAATTCATGTTCTAAATATCCTGGAAATATAATTAAAGTTCCAGGTGTTACTTTAAAATGAATTAATTCAGTTCCATGAAATATACCATTACTATTTTTTAATTTTAATTTTGTAGAACGTGCACCAGTACGTGGTTCATGAAATATTGGAAAAGAAGTCTTATCACTTGCTTTTAAAAAGTAAAAACCTGATACGTGTTGATTCCAATGTATATGTGCATTATGATGTCCACCACCTTTTTTAGCAAACTCTTGTACCCATAACTCACTAAACATAGTCTGATATTGTTGCATATCAAAACCTTGCCAATCTAAAAACTCCCATGATTTCTGACCTACATAATTTCTAAAATCTAAAAATTTATTATCGTTAATAAGTGGTGTAGAATGATAACTTCTTCCAAAATCACCATGTTTTTTTATATAATCTTTTTCTCTTTTTTTAGCTTCTTTTATATATTGATTAGAAGCTTTATTTAAAGATTTTACAAATTCAGGTTTTTGTTCAATCCATATAGGTGTTTTAAAATATTCATTTATTATCATATTATTTAAAAGGATATCCAAGGTTCCACATGACCAATGAATATCTCACTCCTTTCGTTACAGGTTTTACTCTATGCCATACAAATGAAGGGAACACAATAATAGATCCTTTCGGTAATATTTCTTTTGCTTGTTTTAAATGTTTGATTTCTTCTCTCATGTGAGGGTCATAGTTTCTAAAATCAAACTCTAATTCACCACCTTCATATTCAGAGCCATCCGTAAGTTGACATGTCATAGATAACTTTCTAATTTTACCTTTTTCTGGTCCCTCTTTTTCATAAGGTTTGTCCCAACTATCGCAGTGCCAATCATAATATTGATTTAATTTATATTTTGTAAATTGACAAGATTCACTTCTGTCCCAGTCAAAATTCCAACCAGCATTTCTATTTGCTTTATGTATGTAAGGATGTAATTCTTTATATATCCAAGTATCATTTAACCAAACTAAATCAGAGTTTCTTCTTTTTTTTATATCTTTTATTTCGTCATTAGTTAATTTTCTATCTCCATAACCACCAGTTCTAGCCATAGATTCAGATTTAGATAAACCGTATTTAATTATATCATCACAAATTTTAGGAGGTATTGCAGATGTAAAATACCAATAGTGATTAGATATATTCATAAGTTATTGTCTGTATAAAATTCAATGAATCTTTCTGTTTGTTTTTTATGTAATACATATTTGTTGATGGAAACATAATAAACTTATTATCTTTAAGTTCTATATCCCAACTTCTTCCTTTACGTCTGTTGTCTTCATAATGTATTCGAACAAAACAATCTTTAACTTTAACACCATAAAGCATTGTAAAGTCTGGAGAGTTTCGTAGATCTACTGGATCAACTTGCAATAAAGGAATTGTTGTTTCCGCAGGTTTATAGATATTTCCCCACGTTGATTTGTTAATTAAATTAATATTATATTCAAGACCGATGTGATCTCGCATATATGTATTTAACATATCCCAAGTTTTTGAAAATGGAAAATTTTTGTTTTGAATTACTGATTGTAGGATGTCGTCTGATAATTTTTTTCTATCAATGTCCCAATCTTTAGGCATTGCTATATTGCCAAAATATAACGCTTGTTCTGTTAATACTTTCTTTTGCATACCTGGATGTAATATATACATCCGTCATTTATAATGTCAATTGATATTAAAAGAATTGATCTAGATCAATTATGCTTTAGAATCTGTTAGATCCCAAGACTGTCCTGATTCATTCCAAATGTAAGACCAGCTGTGAGTATCTGCTTCGTTTTGTGAAGTTTGTTCAGCTGTTAATGCTGGAGCATCACCGATTGGTGAATGCCATTGAGCATCAGATGTATCTTTTACCCAAGAAGCGTAAGGTTTTTTAGGCCAGAAGATTTGATTATCTTCATCCCAAGTATAACCAATACCTGCATAGTTTCCTCTTAATGGAGTTTTACCTTCTTTATGTTGGTTACTTCCTGTATTATAGGAAGTTTGAATCCACATTTGTGCAGGCCAGTTATTATGTGTTTCTAAATATTGTTGACCCACTGATTCATCTTCAACACCATCAGCATTTAACATATTTTTGTTATCAAGTGTTAATACTTGAATAACTTTACTGTTAGCTCCTAGTTTTGCAAAATGTGCCATAATTATCTCCTATTATACAATTTATTTTAAATTAGTAAATACATTAATCTTATTGATATTTATACCTTATTACTACTACTCCAGATCCACCAGCACCACCTGTATTATTTCCTACTCCTGGTTTTCTACCTGCTCCACCGCCACCACCTCCAGTGTTAGCTGTTCCAGCAGTTCCATTATTTCCTTTTGCTCCAGCGCCTCCACCTCCAGATCCACCAGAACCAGCGCTTCCAGGGACTGCGGGAAAACATCTAGCTCCTCCACCGCCACCACCAGCTCTTGCAGTTGGTGTTGCATTTATAGATGAAGTAACTCCGGCACCTCCAGTAACACATGAACCAGCTGCACCTGCTCCACCACCTCCGGCTCCACGTTCTTGAGGTACTGACTGACCGCCACTATTTCCTTGAGGAGGACTAACTGGAGGAGTATTTCCTGCTCCAACACCTGATTGTCCTTGTCCTGCTCCACCACCAGAACCTCCTGCTACTCCAGCGCCAGCGCCGCCACCACCACCGCCACCAGCTGAGGTTTTAGAACTAAAAACTGAATTACTTCCTGATGATCCATTTCCAGCATTTTCTGGATCTCCTACGTGACCTGCTCCTCCACCACCTACAGTAATAGGGTAACCTTGTACTGCTACCGGTAAAGCACTTACACCAGATCCTAAAGGAGAAGCTGAATAACAACCACTTGCTGCACCTGAAGATTCTCTAAAACCACCAGCACCTGCTCCACCTGCTCCATTACTATTAGCAGCACCTCCGCCACCACCGGCAATCACCATATAATCTACTGTTGCCGAACCAGCGGCATTACCTGCATTGGATACACAAAAAGTACCAGGGCCTGTAAAAGTATGAATTTTAAAATCTCCAGATGTTGTAATTGTTCCACCAGTTGCTGTTACAAATTGTGGAGAAGTAATAGCACTTGCTTGTCCAGCATCGACTGATAACCAACCTTTTGTTGAATCAACATAAACTAATACTATACTTAATCCTTCTATATTTGCTTTAAAATCACCTGCCTCACCTTGAATTTTAGATCCATTTCTACCTATCGTAACATTATTAGTATCAAAAGTATTTGCATAATCAGCAACAGCAACGACATCACCTGCACCTGGTGACGATGGCAGTGTGACTGTAATAGCCCCTGAAGTAGTGTTTACAAAATACCCGTTACCGCTGACTGCTGTAAAATTTCCTGTTTTAGCAGTCGTGTCCCATGTAATGGCACCAATGTTTTTAAAAGTACCTTCATCTATTAAAGTTGTTCCACATGAATTTATTCCCATAACATTTTATTTTAGTTTCTATATTTGTAGGTGATAATAACAACACCCGAACCACCGTTTGCAGATGGTGAAGATCCTGGATCAGGTCCACCTCCGCCTGAACCGCCACCTGTATTAGCTGTCCCTGCAACTCCTGGACTTCCACCGTTACCGCCAGCTCCACCACCGCCAGCTCCACCAGCACCGCCAGTTCCATTAGAAACACTTCCACCTCCACCACCAGCTCTTGTTACAGAACTTCCTGTGATTGAATTAGCAGAACCTGCTCCTCCTGCAGCTGGGCCTGGTGTACCATTTTGTCCAGCAGCCGAAGCTCCACCACCGCCGCCTGCGTTAATAGGTGTTCCATCACCGGGGCCATCTCCACCAGGATTTCCTTGAGGTGGACTAACAGGGGGTGTATTTCCTGCTCCTCCACAACCACCATCTATACTTCCACCACCACCTGAACCACCTGAAGCACCATTTCCATTTGGTTGTTTCGCACCTCCACCACCTCCAGCAGAGGTAATTGTACTAAAAACTGAATTGCTACCTGATGATCCAACTGAGCTTGGAGGTGTAACACCTGCTCCACCAGAACCTACTGTAATTGGATAACCTTGAACTGAAACAGGGATTGTTCCTGCTGGACTTGGAAAAGAAACCCTATGTCCACCAGCTCCTCCACCACCAGCTCCTCCATTACCAGAAGCGCCAGCACCGCCGCCAGCAACTACTACATAATCTACTTTGGCTGAACCTCCAGGAGCACCTGCGTTTGATACACAAAATGTTCCAGGACCTGTAAATGTATGAACTCTGAAATCTCCTGTAGTGGTAATTGTACCACCAGTAGCTACTACATATTGTGTACTTTGAAGATCAGTTGCTTCAGATGCAGATGTTACTTTCCATCCTTGTGTTCCATCTACATAAACTAATAATACAGATCCTCCCGATGTAACTAAATCAAAGTTAGCAGCAGTTCCTTGAATATTAGAACTATTACGACCAATAACGATTTTATTTGTGTCTGCAGTATTTGCATAATCTTTTACACCTACTATGCTACCAGCAGCAGGTGAACTAGGAAGTGTTACTGTAATAGATCCACTTGTAGTATTTACAAAATAACCATTACCACTTACTGCTGTAAAATTTCCTGTTTTAGCTGTTGTATCCCAAGTGACCGCTCCTATATTTTGAAAAACTCCTTGGTCTAACATTGTAGTTCCGCACGATACTACTCCCATTATGAATCTCCTTCTATCTTAGATAAATTGATTTTAAATTTTTCTCCAGATATATTATTTATCATGAATATATTATCTTTTCCTTCTTGTAAAGTCCAGTTGCCTTTGGTTCCATCTACAATGTTTCCTTGGTTTTTAGCTTGGTTGGATAAATGTAAATCCCCTGTGTATAAATTTTGCCAGACAGCAGTTGTAGTTCCTAAATCATATGTATCATTTGCCCCAGGAATAATGTGTCCAGTAGCAGTAATAGCACCAGAAGATATATCACCTAAGTCTGCTGTGATATCTACAACATTAGTTCCATCTGAATATACAATTTTATATCCTTTATCTGTAGCAGCCCAGGTTGCTCCTGTTCCTGAACTTGTTTTAAAAGTTACAGTGTGTGCTCCTGATGTAGCATTTTCAACTAAATAAGTTTTTTCTATTCCATCTGGAATTACAACATTTTTATTTCCAGAAATAGTTCCAGTTAATCTTAAAACTTGATTTTTACCATTAGATAATGCACCATTTGAAAAAGTTAAAGTTGCTGCTGCAGTAATTCCAACCGAATCATAACCACCAATTGCTTGCTCTAGAATTAATAAATTAGTATTTGTAATTTGTCCCCAAGTTCCAGAGTTTTCACCTGTTGTTTGGACCGTTAGTTTTAAATTTGCTGATGTTGCATTTGCCATTTTTTAAACCCCTAAATATTTAATTATAATTATATTGTTACCATAAATCAAGCTACTTCTTTCCATCCTGGAGGATCTATAGGCGCTGTACCTGTGTTTACTTCTGTCCAAATCAGTGTTCCAAGAGTCCCTTGAGCCATTGTCATAGCAATTCCAGTTACTTCTGCAGTTGCGTCATCAGCTTCTGCTTGACCTTCCTGCATAGTCAATTCTTGACCAGTTGTACTTACGTCTACATCTGCTATTGCAGTAACACTAGCCAAAGCAACAGTCATTGCTTGACCAGTTAAATTAACATCTGCATCTCCAGTAACTGTTGGAGCATTTTCCTGCATAGTCAATGCTTGACCAGTAATTGAAATGTCTGCATTAGCAGTTACATCAACACTACCTTCAGCTAGAGATAATAATTCGCCGGTTGGACTTGCTATAGTATTAGCGTCTAAAGTTGCCGTTCCTAATGTAGAAGTTATTGTTTGACCAGTTAAAGAAATATTTGCTGTTCCAGTATTTGTTACAGAACCTAGATTAGAAGATAAAGATTGACCTGTAACAAGTGCTTCAACACCTGCAAAAATACTAACTTGACCTTGTGTAGCGGTCATTGCTTGACCGGTTAAAGAAACAACTACATCAATAACAACACCAGGAGATGTTTCTGCAATAGTAAGCTCTTGACCGGTTACTGCAACATTAACACTTGTTGAACCTGTAGCTGCAAAAGGACTTTCTGCAAAAGCTGTTATACCGAAGGCCATGAGCTACTAAACCTCTTCTAATTTGAACTTATATTTTTTACCTGATTTGTTATTGAATAAATAAAGATCTTCAGCACCCTCTTGAATAGTCCAACTACCTTTGGTACCATCAATAGCATTACCTTCAGATTTTGATTCGTTAGATAAATGTAAATCTCCAGTGTATAAGTTTCTCCAAACATTGTCTGATGCACCTAAGTCGTGACTATCATTAGCTCCTGGTACAACATCTCCAGTTACTGTTAATGTAGATCCATCAAAAGTCATGTTAGCTTCACCATTCATTGCATCAGCACCTGTAGCTGTTACAACTCTATTGTTTGAACCATTAGTCATAAAGTCAGATACGTCTACAGAAACTGCATCTGCTGCAACATCAATACCTGTACCTGCTCCAACATTTAAAGTAGCAGCTCCACTAGTAGCTCCACCTGTCAAACCAGACCCTGCTACAACTGAAGTTATGTCCCCAGTAGTTGGTGTTTCAAAAGTAACTGCACCTGAACCATCTGTAGTTAAAACTTTTCCTGCCGATCCATCTGCAGTAGGTAATGTGTAAGCTGAAAGAGTAAAATTAGATCCATCACCTTGAATAATTTTTCCACTTGTTGTTGCTAATCCAGCAACATCTTGTAGTTGAGCATCTAATCTTGCGTTAGCAACTGTGCCTGAAAGTTGGGAGGCATTTATTGTTTTATTAGTTAGTGTGTCAGTAGAACTAGCTGTAATAGCTCCAGTATCAGATAAAACTTCAGCAGTACTTCTACTTTCTAAACCATTAGCAGTGAAACGAGCATACTCATCATCAGCAACTGAAGAGCTGTCTATTTTTACTGCATTAGTATTAGATATACCAAAAGTTAACGAAGCCTGACCACCTATATCCGAAAGAACTTCACTTGAAGAACGTCCTTCAATCGCTGTACCATCTACTCGTAAGAAATCATTGTCTGCTACACCAGAAGTAAATTTAGGTACATTTGTATTTGATATACCTGTATCTAATACAGCAGCTGTTCCTAATCCTAATGATGTTCTAGCTGTAGCTCCATTTTCTGCAACAAAATTTGAACCATCTCCAACAATAATATTACCATCGGTAACGGCTAAACCTGCAACGTCTTGAAGTTGAGCATCTAATCTTGCGTTTGCAACAGTGCCGCTTGCTAATGCTGTTGCGTTTAATGCTGTTAAGTTAGATCCATTATTTGCAACAATGTTTCCGCTTGAATCTAGTATGACTGCTTTGGATGCAGGAAGGGTACAAAATACATCTTTAGTTCCCGCAGAAAAGTTTACTGCAGAGTCACTATTTGATGATGAGATAACTGTAGTTCTTGCGAGAGTATCTGGTGTTGCATCGGTTACTGTACCTAGGCCTACTTCAAACTCACCATTCTCATTTACTATTGAGTAGTAAGTTGTGTTACTATTTCCAATACCTGCAACAAATGTTTCAAAACCTGCTACTGCACCCGCTAAATTTAGTGTGCCTGTACCAGTAGTAGTCGAGGTTTCTTTAACCCTGTCATTTACGACCAATGCCATTTAAACTCCTATTAGCCAGAGATTCTTAATATAGCTGCTGATGTACTTGCTGCTGGAAATTTTACTGTAAAAGTTCCTGATGTAGCTGTTTTATCTCCTCCAAAATCTAAAACTGCAACTGCTGCATTAGTAACTGCAGAAGATGTGTTGTAGATTAATGCACCTCTAGCTGTCAACGTTACACCTGTGAAAGATAAATCTGCGAAGTCAACGAATGCAACACCTTTACCTGAACCGGTTCCAATGTTTGTACTTTGACCTGTTAATGGATCTCCACCTGCTGCATAAGTACCAGTGTTACTAACTTCGTTAGTTGCACTGTAAGCAGTAGTTGTTGAGTTTAGAGTTGCTGAAGAAGTATAAAGAGCTAATTTAAAAACATCACCACCAGATGATTTAAAATTTGCATCACCTTCCAGTAATTGTTTTTTGAAAGCATTTGCAATTGCTTGTGTTATAGCCATAATTTATCTCCTTATTTATTTCCCAAACGAGGAACACCTGATTGATATTCATCTCGTCTTCGTCTTCCCATTTGTTCTAAAGAGAAGCCTTCCAGCACTTGTTTATACTTTCCTTCGTATAATTGCAAGAGATCATTTGGCCCCTTTAAAAAAGAAAATGCTTCAACTAAGCATGCATACAATAGTCCGTTGGGAAAATACTTACTGATGTATGTTTGAGTATTTGTACTGGATAATCCAGCATCTTTCAAGATATAGTTCAATTGAATTTCAAAAGTTGCATTTGGTGTAGGTGCTAAAACAATAGTATTATTATCCCACATACCATAATATTTTGGAACTCCTGTAGTTTCTTTTGGGTTAAACTCAGACATAAAACTAGGGTCTCTATATTCTAAAAAATCTCTATTATCAGCTGAAGAAGTTCCATCAGAATCTACTATTTGTGCAGATCTAATAACTAATAAATCAGCAGGCATATCGATAAATCTATCATTAGTAACTAAATTGGTTGTTGCGTATCTTCTGTTGTTATCAGAATCTACATCTCTATATATTCTAAACTCTGCATCATTAATAAATCCATTTACAATAGTGCTAGTTAATACAGTGCTATCTACTTCTGTGTAGTCTCTAATTTTTTGTACTAATTCTGAATATGTCATTATGGTGATAGTGTAACCGGACCAGCCGATATACTTCCTCCTCCTATTTTTTCAGTTGCAGTTGCTGTGCCTGAAGCTGTAAATGTATAGTTATTAACATCTGTAACTGTAATTGTAAATCCTGTAGAAACATTAATGTCTGCAGAAGTTATACCTGCACCAGGTTCACCGTCTCTAAATCTAACAACATCTCCTGTAGATCTTCCATGGTTGTCTTCAAATACAGATATGGTTTGAGATCCATTTGTAGTGGACAAAGGATTTAAAGTTAATATTCTTGCAACAGCAGGCTCAACTCTTGCAGGTCTTGCATTTAATAAACCCTGAGGGTCTGCACTGTGTGGTTTTGGTTGTAACTGTGGATGTTTAGCTTCAAACTCTGATATGTGAACTCTTGCACCATTCCATTCTATTACCATTTCAGAATATGGAAATGCTAATCCTGATCTATCAGAAATAAACTGTGCATATTTACCTGAAGAAAGATTTGACATTAAGACTCCGGATAATAAACTTTAGGACTAATATAAGTACTTGATGGGGAGCCGTCCTCTTGTAAAGCTCTTTGTAATTCATCTTCATACAACATCTTTAGCATTTGAACTCTATCAGGTGCATTTTTAATCGCAAGATAGTAAGATAAACCTGCAGTCATACAAGGTACAAATCTATAAGGAACATCAGTTGCATTAGTATAATCACCTACATCTTGTATTCTTTTTACATAATAGTAGTTTAAAAACTTACCTGCTTCACTAGATCCAGGTGTTAAAAATAAAGTAATTGTAACTTTATCTATAAATCTTTGAACAAAATATTGTGATGGTGTTCCGGTAGATGTTTTATTTGATAGTGCTTGATACTGTGATCTGTTTACTTTTGTAAGGGGTGTATCTACATTAGAGTTTCTGTAAGACGCTTCTAATATATCGTCAACACCATAAACAGCTGTAGCACTTGAAGTGCCATCTGATGTTGATCTAAACATTGTATAAGTTGCTTGATCTGCAACTAATGTAATATTATTGTTTGCAACTTCCCAATAGTGTAGGCCTCTATTAGACCATTCTTGAAATAAAATATTAAGAGATCTTCTTGCAGATTTTAATTGGTAACCAGAAAGATTCTGCATACCAATTCTTTCATAGGCTTCTGTAATTACTTCATCAACAGAAAACGTCTTATCAAAAGTTGTAGTTCCGGAAGTAGTGTTAGCCATTTACTCTCCTATTTATCTAAGATGACAGTTACAGTTGAATTTGAAATTGCTGAAATAGTCATTCCACCTTCAAATAAAATTCCGTCTTCTGCTAGATTATAAGAAAATACATCACCTGCTGGTACATCTACTTGAAACTGTGTTACTGAGTTTCCATCTTGTAATGTAACTGAACCTGCAGAACCTGTTGATG